TCTTACTTATCAATGGGTTCAATCCTAATTGACACTAATGGTATTAGAGTGCAGAAGTGCGCAGAGTAAGGAGATAAATTATGGCATATGAATCAAGTAATCCCCTAAAGAAGATTGCTCAAGGTGGTGCTGGTAATAACATCTGGTTTTACTCTGATGATGATACTATCACTGCAATAGCAACTTCAGGATATTTCAATTCTGCTTACAAAGAAGTAAGAGAGAATGATATTATTCTGTGTGTTGGTTCTAATGGTGGTTCTCAGACTGTAGATATCCTAGTGGTAACTTCTACAACTGGTGCAACTACTGTTACAGTAACTAACGGATCATAAGGGAATGGGGGGTTAATACCCCCCTTCTTATATAGGAGTTTATTATGGCAATAGCAAAAGCATTAGGTAGAGCAGCAAAGACAGCTGGTAAGTTTCTTAAAGAAAAAGGGAAACAAGCTGTTAAAGTTTCTAGAGGAGCTGCTTCAAAAGCAAAACCAACATTAGCAAAAGCAAAAGATGTTACTACTAAAGCTGGTACAAGAATTAAATTAGGTGCAAAGAATGCTGCTACTTCTGCAACTAATGCAGCATTAAGAGTATCTGAAAGTAAAGCAGCCCAAAAAACAGTCGCTAAAACAAAAGAAGGAATGGCTAAAGCAAAAGCTAAAATTGCAGCTAAGACACCAGAGAGTGTTAAAAAACAATTTAGAAGTCAAGAAGGTACATTTGGAGAAAAACCAAATTTAAGAACTAGAGCTACTGCGCTAGGTAAAGCTGCTGCTGGAGCAGCCGCATTGCCTGGAAATTTAATTGGAGCTGCTGCTGGACCTACTATTGGAAAAGGGGTAAGGGCAGTTAAGAAAAAATTTGGAAAGAAATATTTAGAAGGCAAAGAAGTTACTGACATGTTAGATGAATTTGCAGATGCTCCTCAAACACAGAACTTTATTAGAGGTGTAGCAGATATAGAAAAGTATGGAGAAATTGGTGGAAGAATATCACAAGGTGCTGCCATACTTGGTGCTGGTGCATTAACAGCTTCTATCATGACATCTAACAATAATCCTAAATCTGATTATGAGATGAAAAGATCAGGTGATGGTTTCCAATTAAAGTTTAATGATGAAGGTAAGAATAAAATCTTAACTGGTAAATCATTAAGCCAGAAACAAGTAGATGAAGTAAGATCTATTATTGCTTACATGGAATCTATTATTGTATCTGACAATCCAAAAGCTAGACAAAAAGAATTTATTGCCGCTATGGATAAATTATCTGGATATGGAGTTAATAGTGTTGTTGGTAAGAATCTAATGATTAACATGCCACAATCCTTTGCTAACCCTAGAAACTGGTAATGGCTGAGAAGTGGATTCAAAAAGCAATTAAGAAAAAAGGTGCTTTAAGAGCCACTGCTAAACGTATGGGCTTACTCAAATCAGGAGAAACCCTATCACAAAAAGACCTATCAACCATGAAAAAGAAGGCTGTCAAAGGTAATAATACATTACTCAAAAGAAGAGTGGCTTTGGCTAAGACCTTAAAGAAAATGAGAAAATAATGGCAACAACCAAAATAGATATTGTTAATAGAGCATTAGTATTAGTAGGAGCAAATAAGATATCATCCTTTAGTGATAATTCTACAGAAGCAACTGTAGCAGATGAAATTTATGAGGAGTTCCTAGAATCTATCTTAACAAGATCTCATTGGGATTTTGCTACTGAGCAACAACAATTATCTTTATTAGCTTCTGCACCGACAGGAAGATATGAGTATGCTTATCAGATGCCTACAAGCCCAGCTGTTATTCATGTTCATACAGTAACTGTTAATGATTTTCCTATTCCTTACGAGAGATATGGTAACAAGATATTTGTTAATGGATATGGATCTAATAACGTTTTAGTTATGGATTATATCTTTAGACCTGATGAAAGTACCTTTCCACCTTATTTTAGACACGCTCTAGTATTTAAACTAGCTTCAGCATTTGCTGGATCTATTGCTAGAGATGCTGCTTTAGTTAATCAGTTTGATACTTTAGCAGAAAGACATTTACTCATTGGTAGAAATACTGAGAGTAAAGAAACAACAAGTAATAGACTTAATACAGATAAGTTCCTTACAAATCGCTGGAGTACACGAAGTGGTAAGATTGGATCGTAATGCCCAGAAAAGTAAGACAAGTTTATACCAACTTCTCAGCTGGTGAATTAAATCCTCTACTAAATTCTAGAACAGATGCTCAATCATATTTTGAGGGAGCAAAACAATGTCGTAACTGGTTTCTCTTAGATGAAGGTGGTCTAATGCGTAGACCAGCTACTAGCTATCAAGCAACCTTAGTCGGAAAGACTAGACTAATGCCTTTTATCTTTTCTGAAGATGAAGTGGCTATCTTTGCATTATCTAATGGAAGATTAGATGTTTATGGATCAGATGGATCTGTTATTCAATCAAATATTACCTCAGGAGTAAACTGGACTGAAGCTCAGTTATTTGAATTAAACTTTGCTCAGTTTGGAGATACTATATTTTTAACACACAGAGATAATCCTATATTAGAAATAAAAAGAACTAGTGCTACTTCTTTTACAGTTTCAGCTTTTCAATTTGAAATAGATGAAGATATTGTTGTATCAGGAGCATATAAAAGACATACGCCTTTTTACAAGTATGAAGATGCTAGTGTTACTATTACTTTATCTACTGGTGCAACTGGTACTGGTAGAACAATTACAGCATCATCTCCTGTTTGGACCACAAATTATGTAGATCATTATATTAAAGTAGACGGATCACAAATTAAAATTACTGGATATACTTCTAGTACAGTAGTTACTGGAACTATTATAGAAACTGTAGCTGCTGGTGCTGGTCCTCATAATGATTGGGAAGAAGAATTAATATCTTCTCCAAGAGGTTATCCTCAAGCTGTGTCATTCCATGATAATAGATTATGGTTTGGTGGTGTTAAATCTAAGCCTTCAGCTATTGTAGCAAGTGAAATATCGGGTTATAGAAATTTTGATGTAGGGACTGGATTAGATAATGAATCTATTAATGTGGCTATTACTTCTGATAAAGTAAACGAAATAAGACATCTAGTATCTTCTAGAAATTTACAAATCTTTACAGATGCTGGGGAATATTATATTCCTTCTTCAGATACTATTGCTATTACGCCTAGTAATGTATCTTTTGCTAGACAAACACCTTATGGATGTAATAGAGCTAATCCTACACCATTTGACGGAGCTACTTTATTTAGTCAAAAGAATGGTAAAACAGTCAGAGAGTTTATTTTTAGTGATCTAGAACAAGCGTATAAATCAACTTCGGTTTCTGTTTTAGCTTCTCAATTAATTGATAGTCCTAAACAAATTGCTATGCAAACAGGCAACAATGAAAGACCTGAACAGTTTGCTTTTTTCTTAAACAACGGATCTACAGAAGGTGGTAAACTAGCTGTATTTCATAGTATTAGAGATGAAAAGATTGCTGGTTGGACTATGTGGGAAACTAAGACTAATGATAAGTTTTATAGTGTTATAGCTTTAAATGAAGATTTATTTGTAGTAACAGAAAGAGTATTACCTTCTGGCACGGTTTATCTACTCGAAAAATTTAGCGATACAGATAGCGTTACTCTTGATTGTTCTACGCTAACAACTGTGTATCAAAAAGGTACACCACTAGTAAATGGTGCTGGTCAGACAGGAACAACACTAAATGTAGATGGTTTGACTTCTGATCCTCAAGTCAATGAAACATTTACCATAGCTGGAGATAGTACAGAATATACTATTATTGCTGTAACTGATACAGGATCAGGTTCTTATACCTTAGCGTTAGATCAAACTTTAGCTGCTACACCAGCAGATAATGCTGTTATTACGCTAATTAATGGATTTATTCATACAGTAGATGCTGTTTATGAGCCTACTACTGAAGTTAATGCTGTATATGGAAATGGATCTTTAGGTCAATATACTATAGATGCTAATGATAGAATTACCCTAACTAATGCTCCTTTTCCTACAGGAGTTAGAGTAGGATTTAACTTTACTCCTATTGTAGAAACAATGCCTATTGATAAAGAGATTGATACAGGACCATTGACAGGACAGCCAAAGAGAATTAATAAAGTAATTATAGATATGTCTAATGGATTGGATGTTAAAATGAAAACTACTGGAGATAGCTATTACCCTCTTGTTATTCAACAAACTAACTTTACAATTAATAGTGATGTATTACCTACTACTGGTAGAAAAGAGTTTAATTTCTTAGGTTATTCTAAATCACCTACAATTAATATATCGCAGAACGATCCTCTGCCACTTAAAATATTAGGATTAGCTATGGAGATAACTTTCGCTTAATGCAATTAGCCGCTTCATCATCAATGCTAACAGCTATTGGAACTGGTATATCAGTAGTTGGTACATTATCTTCTATGAGCGCTCAAAGAGCTGCTATAGAAAGAGAAAATCAAAGATTAGAAACAGAAGCCAAAATGGCTGAATTAACAGCTTTACAAGATGAGAATGCTAGAATGGAAAAGTTAAGTCAAACTCTAGCATCTAACTTAGCCTTTGCTTCGATTGCTGGATATTATGATGACTCTAGAAGTTTTCTTAATATACAAGATCAAACAAGAAAGAATGCAGAGAAAGATATAGCTCAAATACGATTAATGGGAGCTGCTGTTCAAAGTAAAATAGGACAGCTTAAATATGAGAATATAATGAAGAAACAAGATTTAACATTTGGTGGTTGGACTTCAATCGCTGGTCAATTAACAACTGGGTATAAAGGATATCTAGAAGAAAAAGCAATAGAAATGGCAGTAGATTAATGGCATTAAAAGTAGGTGAAAAAGAAGTAGGAACAAGTATTGCGTCTTTATCGCAAAGACGAGGAGTAACACCAGCTTATACAGGAGATGCTCTAGCTACTGCTGCTGAGAATATTGGCAGTGTTGTTAATACATTTCAAGCAAGAGCGGCTGAATTATTAGACTTAGAATATAGAACAAAAGCTAATGTAGATGCTACTAACTATTTAACAAACTTATCTAGAGATGAAAATTATAGATATGATCCTGATAAGTTTATGGCGGCTGCTACTGCCTATATGGAAAAATCTATAGAACAAGCTCCTAGTAGATATAAATCATGGACTAAAGGATTAATTAGCCCAATGATTGCTACTAAAGGTGATGCTTTATGGACTAAATGGAATAATAGAAACCAAGCAGAAAAGCAAAAGATATTCCAAGATGGTCATACAGTCATAATGAATGACATTGCTACTGAAATGCAAGATATGAACTTTGCTCAATTAGATGAATTTATTGTTGGACCTGAAGGAAAAGGGGGTATTGCTTTACAGAAATTAGGGGAATCTTATGAACTTTATACTAAGTTATATAATTCTTTAGATGATAACACAAATATGCTTAGACCAGAAGAATGGTTTAGAAATCAGCAAATCTTTATTGAAGAAGCTAGAATGGAATCTGTTGTTACTAGTTTCTTAAAAGATGCTATGGCTGGAGATGCAACAAGTTATTTAAATGATCCCTACAATTTAGGATTTAAAAAAGAAGATTTACAATTTGAACAAGCAGCTAAATATGTAAAAACTATTCTAACTCAATATTCAGCTAACCCAGAAAAGCTTGAAGGAATACCAGCGTTTGCTTCTTTATTAAAAGATACAACTATTGAAGAAAGAGCACAAATAGTAGAAAACTTACAAAGTAAGATTGCATCTTATCAAAGTGATTCTGATAAAGAATTTAATAACTATAAGGTTAAACAGCAAATTAATGCTGAAAAATATATAGCTCAAATAGAACAAAGAATAGATGGTTTTGATAGTCAAATGTTATTAGATCAAGACAACAATACCTTAGTTACTGATTTGCAAAAACTCAATGTATCAGATGATGATATTAGAACTATTATACATAAGAAAAATGCAAATACTTTAATTTGGCAAGAATCTCAAAGTTATTTAGCTAGCCCAGAAATGTCTAATCTTCATAATCTTTCTACTGTTATTATGAACAAATTAAAAAATGATTATAATAATACTTATGAAACTGCTGAAGATGTAAAACAAGCTTTAGTAGATAGTATGTTTAATCAACAAGTTAGACCACATGAAACTGTAACTGTTCGTACAGAAATAGCTCCACAATTAGGTTATAGCGAAACAGAAACTAGTATTATGCATACACCTTATTTTGATGTAAATACTATTGATTTATTTGAATTTGGTGAAGATGGGCGATTAAAATATCCTGATGCTTTAAATAAGATTGCTGAAATTGTATCTATTACTAATAGAGTACCTAGTGCTGTTATTGATGCTTTTGGTCAAAGAGAAAATTTAAATATTAAAAGCCCACTAGATTTTCAAAGAGTTATAGAATTAGGTAGATTAGCTAATGAATTAATAAATAAAGATGTACCAGCATCTAATTTAACAGGAGAAGATTTAATAGAGTTAAAAGCATGGAGTAACTTCTATACACAATATAACCAAATATCTATTCCTGATGATAAAGAGTTTGCTAATATTAGAGATGATATAGAAGGTGTTTTAATGGCTAATTTAAATCCTAGTTCTCAAAGTTTTTATGCTGCTACTAATTCATGGATAGATGCTAATTTAAGTTTTGATGCAACTACTACAGGAGAAGGACAAATGAATGTTGCAGAATTGTTTGTAGCTTATGTTAAAGATAATATTAATACAACAAGACCTAATACTTTAATTCCATTTTTAGGCGAATTTTTAGTAAAAGAAATATCTGACAAAGATTTAAATAGTATTGCTAATTTAGTAGAAATTCCTTTTAAAGCTTTATTAGCAGAAGATATAAAAGCACATTATATTAATAACGAAATAGATATGAATAATGCAAAACCTAATACTATTCTTGTACCTACAAGTTTTTTAGATGAAAACTATTTACTTAAAACTTTTAAACAAGCTATGCAAATGAAAAATATAAAAGAATGGAGTGTATTAAATGATTGAACGCTTTGAACTAATAGATACCTATACACAAAGAGGATTTGACAAAGAAGAAATTATTGATGATGCTATTGAATCAACATACAGAACTATTGGTGGTTATACAGATTACGAAAGAGAATTAAGAGGTATCTCTAATGATTTTTATGATAATTATAATCTTCGTAGAATGTATAATGATGGTAAATTAAAGTTTCTATGGAATGATAAAAGTGGAACTAAAAATCCAGCTTATAGTATTTACCTAGATATTGATGGTGATGGTGGTTGGCAAGAATTAACCAATATGAAAAATAGAAATGGTCTTTTTATGCCTGAGAAAATGGGTACAAGATATAGTAATACAAAATATAAAGCTATTTATGAAGAAGTCATAGGTAAAATGGCTGATGATTGGTTAGAAAAACAATCAGAAATGTTTAGAGAAAAAGGATCTGAAGATGTCATTAAAGATATTAGTAGTGCTGAAAAAATGTATGAAAATATGCCAGCTAGTATGGATGATGCTAAAGATATGTATATTAGAAGTTTTGGTATAGAGGCTGAAGATGCTAAACAAGCAAGTAGCATTATGAGTGCTATGAATAGATTAGCATTTGGATTAGTCTTTAACAAAGGACAGGAAGGATTAAAAAATCTAGAAGATCTATTTAATTCTATTCCTTTTATGCCAGATATTAAGTTTGACATTAATGCTATTGCAGACATTCAACAAGAAAGAATGTTAAACATGCAAGCTTTAGAACAAGCTAGAATAAAACTAGGAGAGGAGTTACCACCAGAACTTATGAGTAGAATATCCGTTGAATTTGATGAGGCAAGTTTACCTCAGTTAATGAACAATCCTTTTGCTGAAACTATTATGAGGCATGAAGGATATAAGAGTTATGTATATGATGCTAAAGATCCAAGCTTTTTTGATAAATCTATTGAAAGCTTTTTTACTGTAGAAGGAGATAGATTACAGTTAT